CACTATGGACAGATACTGTTAAAAAAGCGTATGAAGATAGTAAAAAATAATTAACTAACAAGGAGTCAATAATGGCTAAAAAAGAAAAAGAACAGAAGCCAGTCTTGAACCTAGATGACAAAGAGTATGTTATTGAGGATATGACTGATGAACAGAAGATGATGGTAAATCACATTAACGATTTACAAAACAAACAGAATACAAATCAGTTTATGGCTGACCAGTTAGCTGTTGGCAAAGAAGCATTTATTAATTTGCTTCGTGCATCATTGGAAGCCCCTGAAGAAAAGGTTGAAGTAGTAGAATGATTGTAAGGTATGCCCATGATAATGATGTGGTAATTCACCTTAATAATAAGCAAGGTATGACTAAAAATTTAAAGCTTAATGATGGTACGCTATTTTCTTTAACCTATCCTAGCAGTAAAAAGTATTTTTTACGAGTAGGTAAAGAGATAATTAAAAAATCAGACAGCTTTAAGACCATTGAAGAAGAATATGTTAAAGAGTGTGAAAAATTAAAAGACTCTGATAATCATGGGCGTATCGACATTGTAAAACATAAATTAGTAAATAATAAGGTAGTAGAAAGATGAAAAGCCCTATAAGTAAATTAGTTGATTGGCAAGTTAGAACTGGTCAATTAGACAACTGGACTGCATATCACATTGGAGCAGGAGCATTTTTCTGTAAATTATTCCAATGGATGGATTGGAGTGCCTTTTGGTGTGTTTTTGGAGTATTTATTCTTGGAGTATTGTGGGAGGTATTTGAATGGCTCATAGAAGGCGATGAAGAAACATACGGCACTAAAGAAAAATGGGCATATAATACAGCATCAGATATATTTGTAGAAACAGCGATGGCATTGTGGATGGTGCTATGAATAAAACGATAAAAAAATTGGAAAATGGAGATTTTAAAGTTATCAGTACGAGTTATAATATTCCTGTTACTTATAGTTACATTGGTAGGGTGTGATTCTGGTTGGTCAGTATGTGGTTGGGAAGTTAAGTGAGTAAGCCATTGAATGATGAATTGCAAATACATATATCAGTTAAATGGGCAGTTCAAATATTATTATTCGTTTTTACTCTTACTGGTGCTTGGTACACTTTAAAGCAAAGCATTGCTGATAATGCTAACGAAGTAGAGCATATAAAAGAAAGTCTAATCGAATATGAAAAACTATTAGATGAGAGGGTAAGTCGATTAGAGAAATATAAAGAACAAGAATTGGAAGAGGTTAATAAATCTCTTTTATCAAAGGTACTAGGAAGGGATGAGTAATGGACACGACAGCAATGTTGGAAGCATACGGCACTTTAGGAGCTACTGGGGTCATTTCTTTGCTTTTTGGATTTATGATAACAAATCTAATAAAGTCACAATCAGCACAAAATGATAGCCTTGATAAAATTTCGGTTGATATTGCAAAAGCAGAAGGCACTACAGCTAATGTAGAATCAATCTTATTAAAATTATTAGATAGAATACAAAGAGATGGGGAACAACAATCAGATGAAAGGAATAGAAGGCATGAATCAATGATGAAAGAAATAGATGATTTGAGTGATAAAGTAAGTTATCTATCTGGAAGAATTAATGGTGGCGGAAAGCATTAAAATGGACACTTTAAAAATTATGGCAATTAGTTTTAGCAACTATGCAATAGGATTAACTCAAATACATGAAGCATTACAGATAGTAGTTGCTTTATTATCAATAATACTACTTGTAACAAATATAAGGAAAAATAAATAAAATGAATATAAAATCAATGCTTGTAAAGTTAGCTGAAGAACAAGCTGAAAAAATGCAAGAAGAAGCTGTAAAGCATTTAGGTTCTGATGAAATGACAGAAAAGATTGCTACTGCTATCAATAAGAAGATTGACATCCCATTCGTATCAGAAGATAAAGAACAAATATTTTTTGAAAAAATGGTCGATGTTGTAACTGATGTTTTAGAAGGTCTATTTAAAGGAAAGTAAAATGCTGTCAATATTATTAACAATAACTCTCGCTAATGCAGATAGTATAAAGGTAGAAACAACCACTCATCCTACATACAATGTAATGGCTTACAATATGGAAGATGTCAAGAAGAAAAAAAAGAAAGGTAAGAAATTATCTCAAAAAGGTAAAAAGAAAAAGAAAGGCTTTTTTTCAAAGGTTTTTGGAAGTAAATAATGCCTAAAAAGCGTGACTCAAGACTAACAAAACATGGATTAAAGGGTTATAATAAACCTAAAAGGACTCCAAAGCATCCTAAGAAATCTCATGTTGTGCTTGCAAAAGTAGGCAGTAAAGTTAAGTTAATTAGATTTGGTCAGCAAGGTGTTAGAGGTGCTGGTAAAAAACCCAAAACAAAAGCCCAGAAAGCAAGGCGTAGGTCATTTAAGGCAAGGCATCGCAAAAATATAGCCAAAGGTAAAATGAGTGCCGCTTACTGGGCTAACAAGGTTAAATGGTAATGGCTAAAAGAGTAAGTTGGAAATGGGGAAATAAACGCTACTCTGGAACTTTAATCAGAGAGACAAAAACCCATAAATTTGCAAGAACTAAGAATGGTAAAATAAAAAAGATAAAAAAGAGGAGGAAAAAATAATGCCAAAAGGTAAAGGATATGGTTTTGGAAAAGCAAAGCCAAAGAAAAAGCGTAAACTAAAAAAGAGAAAAAAATAATGTACAAATTCGGCAAGCGGAGTCGTGAACGACTCAAAGGTGTAGATATAAGACTGGTAAATGTTCTTAACGAACTGATTAAAATAATGGATGTTACTGTAATTGAAGGACTCCGTTCTGCCGAAAGACAGGAAGAGTTGCTTGCTAAAGGTGCTACTAAAGTAAAATACTCAAAACACATGGAAGGCAAAGCAGTTGATATAGCTCCATACCCAATAGATTGGAAAGATAGAGATAGATTTCATTACATGGGTGGCATGATTCGTGGCATTGCTTTAAAATTAAATATTCCTGTTAGATGGGGTGGAGACTGGGATAGCGATGGTGAAGTTAAAGATAATGGATTTGATGATTTAGTCCATATAGAGCTAAAAATTTAAGACTTAACAATTTATCCATTGCATTAAAAATATTTGAAGATTAAGTTAGGAACAGCATGGCATATTGCACAAACAGAGATTTAAAAGATGTATTTCCGTCAATAGACGAATTTGACACAAAAACTCCTATATACGGCTGGGTAGTTCATAGCAGTAGTTTATACAGGGCAGATAACTGTGGTCTTGTTACGCAACTTTTTGCAAATGGTCAAGACTTAGGTGATGCTGAAGCAAATAGCGGAGAGGTAAACACTAATGGAGAATGGTATTACGAATCTACGCTAGATGCAGTTTATTATTATAATAGTGCAACCAACCCCAATGATATGCTTATGGAATCTGGGGATGACTGGGCAACACTAAAAACACGCTATATATCAAATGCTGAAAAGTACCTTGACTCTAGGCTTGACGGCAGACTACCCAGAAAGCAATTCAAAGATAAAGATGGTAACTACGATTACATCCTAGTAAGAACAACAGCTCTACTTGCGTGTTCTTTTTTAATAAGAGCATCCCAGCCAACATCAGAAATAGCAGATGCATTATTTGAAGAAGCTGAAAAGAATATTTTTTCTTTAAATGAAGGTACTACTAAACTATCTTGGCAAGTAAGTGGGGATGCTACTCATGGGGTAATTAGAGAAGTATCTGTTAGCGGTAGTGTCAGAATAGTAGATACAAGAGGTTCTTATTACGATATTTATGATAGGGTTGGGGTAAAGATAACAACAGCAGGTGCATTAGGTACTGCTAAATATTCTGTATGGCTTAAGGATGGAGACAATCTGGGAGCTGAAAGAATGAATAATGGAGCTACTGCTGATTACATAGATACAATCAATGGGCAATATCAAACTCTGGCAAGTGGTGTGCAATTAAGATTTGCAGGAGATACGGCAGACACAGCTACCTTAAATGATAAATGGGAAATAGAATTTTTTGGCAAGAATGAAAGCCTTGATGATACAGGAATGCCATATTCTATCAATATGACTCGTAGATAATGCCAGTTACTTTTGTTAATATTTGGGAGACAAAGATTTTGGATACTATCAGAACTTTTCTTAATGATGAGTTTGCAGGTAGTATCCCAGTTTACACAGGAAATTTTAAAGACATGGGCAACCAGTCCATTCGTCTTAACCCAGTAGGTTCTGATCTTGTTGAGTTTAATGCAACGGCAGAAACTAGGGAATATATTTTAGATGTATCTTATACATTTAAAGAAAACATGGTAAAAAAGGATACTTGGGAGCATATACTTCGACAAGTATCACATATAGAAGCATTGTTTTTTGACAATCAAAATAACACTTTTTATAATGGCAGATTCGATACAGCTAGGATTAATGAAAAGACAGAAGCTGAACAAGCTATAGAAGGGTTAAATGTTATTAGATGGGAATGGCGAGCTTCATATATGGGAAATATATCTTAAAGTAATAAGGAAGAGATATGAAAGTTAAATTAAAAGATAAAAACAATAAATTGCCGAATTGCTGGAAAGAATGCGGTTGCTCATTTGAAGATTGGCAAGAACTTCAAAGTGGCAAAAGCGTAGAAGTAAGCAATTTAAATAATCTGGAGCATCTATTTGATGTTGATGCCCCAAAACCAAAAAAAGGAGATAAATAATGGCAGTATCTGCAAAAGTTTTTTCACCAAAAGAGTGGAAAGTTGCAGTTGTATCTGATGCTACTAATGCAGGAGATACTGGAATAGGCTCTACAATGCTACAGTTAGATGTTGATTCTGTAGGGATGCCTTCCCTAAACCCCAATCAAGTTCTTGATGTAAGAAGTGGAGCTGGAAGAACATTTAAAGATGAAGATTTTTTTCAAGACAGTATATTAAGAGTGCCTGAAATATCTTTATCGGGTACACTTCATAGCGATGCGGCTCATAAGATGTTATTGCAAAATATAACTAATAATACTGCTTCAGAAAATGGGATAGTAGCTTCTGGTCATAACGGAACAGACCAAAGATATGGAGCGGCTGTTACCAATAATTGCTCATCATTAACACTCGTGATGCAACCTTCTGACGTAACCAACCAACAAGGTCTAGAATTTTTTGGATGTGTAGTAACAAGTTTTTCAATATCTGCGGATGCTACATCAGAAGGCGGTAGGTATAAATTTTCTGCTACATTACAAACAGGTAAAAAACCAGATTTAGCATCAACCGCAAGCCCTACTATAACAGCTTACGCTAATACAGATATTCCCAAACTTTCAAATGGAACTGGAATAAGAGCAATGGGTAAGGAAGTTGTTTTGAATACATTTTCAACAACCATAGAACACCCTGCTGTTTTTTCTGGGCTTACTACCACAGGATATGAAGTAGTTGGTAGAGGTGCTGAAATAGCCGTTAGTACTGAAGCTCAAGTTAAATACGATGCCAATACTAAAACAATGATTAATGACTACGATGTTCAAACAAGTGCTAATACAAGCGATTCATTTGTAATTATAAATGACAATGCTTTTGGCATTAACATAGACAATGCTGTTTATACTAATGTTGCTTTATCTGAGGGAGACATGATGATGTTGGATATTGCACTAAAATCAGTTGACAATGGAACTAATCCACTTGTAACTGTTGATGTGACAAGTTAATGAAGTTATCTACAGGAAAAGAAGCCAAATTAAAAGAAATGTCTGTGGATGATATTGATTATTGCAATGACTTACCTCAAATGAGGTATGAAGGTAATGAGATTGTAGCCATCACTAACTTAGCAAAAGCAAGAACTGCTTGGATTCGTAAAGGTGTTGAAGGGGCTGATGATAAGTTTATCAAGTCTTTAAGCGAGGATGAAAAAAATGAACTGTCTTTGGCAGTACAGGAACATCAACGCTTGGGGGAATAGAATCCCTCACATTAGAACTAAATTTCTTACTAGATAAAAAGTGTGAGGGGTGTATGTATCACGAATACCCCTATAAGGCTCAAATTCCTATCTTAATCGATGGAAAGTATGAAACTCGCACCTTTACATCAGATGATGAAGTTTGGGATATTATTCGTCTTTTAATAGACGAAACAAAACAACATATTAAAGAGGGCAGTAATTTGCATATCGCTGAATCGGTGATGGCTCAACTGCCCTTTTTTGCTTGTAGCAATATGTTATTAGATGAGAATGCACAAAAAGATATATCAAGATTTATGTACGCAAAGCAGTTTAATATATCTCCATATAAAGGAAGCTATGGAGAACAACCAAAAAAATGGATAAATAAAACCTTTTTATTAACACATTTACTAGAAAGGCAAAAATCAAAGGCAATGAAAAATGGCTGATACAAAAAATACAATAACAATTAATTTTAAAGCAGTTAATGCACCTCAATTAAAAAAAGCTATTGAATCGCTTGACAAAGCAACCAAATCTTTAATCAACTCTCAAGTTAAATTAGCTAAAGAAGGAAAAAAAGTTAAAGATGTTCAAGACGATTTAAACAAAAGCC